GGTATCTTCCGTAACTCCGCAGTCAGCGTGGGGGTATTGGTTGCCGCTTCCAAGATTGCTAACTACATCAAGACTTCCACAATCTCGGTAGGGAGTCTGGTTAGTGCCTCAAGAACCTATGCTGCGTTACGGACATCTGCTATTAGTGTGGGCGAGTTGGTGACGGCAACCCGTACATTTGCCGCAATCAGGAGTAGTGCCATTTCAATAGGAGAGGTAGTAACTGCTTCCCGTGTTTACGCCGCCACAAGAACGTCGGCTATATCGATAGGAAATCTTGTCACAGCTTCAAGAGCCTACGCCGCCACAAGAACGTCGGCTATATCGATAGGAAATCTCGTCACAGCATCCAGAGTGTATGCGTCAACAAGGACTTCCGCTGTTTCGATAGGAGTAAAAGTAACTGCTACCTGCACCATTGGTGCCAGGTATGTAGCTCAGACATATCGCGCAATCGGGGGCCTCGGGCAGGCGGTAAGAAGACTTGGGTATCATTTAAATATGGGATATGCTTTCAGAACTTCGCTAGGTAAGATGCAGAATCGTTATCATTTAGGGAAATCTAAGGATAGTTATAACCTCGGCAAGTCACAAGACAAATATCATTTAGGAGATTGAGCCTATGACATTATCAGCATACGCACTTGTAACTCGTAACCAAGCGAAGGCCATGCTTCAGCTCGACCAACTCGCGACACTGAAGATCGATGCCGAGTATGTGGGCACGGGCAACGGCGCCGCTGTGACCTTTACCCTCGACAACACGCCGCTCGCCGGATCGCTGAAGGTGTGGGTCAATACCGGCGGCACACCCGCTCTGAAAGTTGACCCGACACACTATACATATTCGGGTGTGACGATAACCTTTGTCGTTGCGAGTACGCCTGCCAACGGTGCCATCGTGACCGCCTCTTATGACTACGCTGCCGCCACTGACACGTTTGAGAGTTATGACGATGACTTACTGGATACGCTTATCAACTCAGCGACAGCAGAGGCCGAGAAGTATTGCGGGCGATGCTTCATGCCGCAGACTTTAACTGAGTCGCATTGGGGCAGGGACACCAAGACATTAAACCTCTACCGCCAGCCTGTTATTTCAATAACGTCAGTGGCATATAAGGTAGTTGATACACAGACGGGCGATGCTTCAACGGTGGCATTTACATTAAGTGACACACCTATGTCAGGCACATTGACTGTTTATAAGGACGGCGTGTTACAAGCCACGCCTGCGAACTACACACTGACTAGCGCGGTTGTTACCTTCGCTGCCATTCCTGCTCTATCAACGAAGCTGGTCTTTAAATATAACATCGAACTATTCCTCGGAGTTGACTACGATGATAAGGCGACTATGGGCAGGATCACCGGCCATAACTTCAGCAGCGCATACGAGTACGTCGTGGTCTACATGTCAGGTTACTACGGCTCCGGCGCTACGCTCGCGCAGGTCCAGGCGCTTGTGCCCGCCGCTGTGCAGGCTGTCCTCACGGCGGTGAGCGTGTGGTGGGATAACCGTCAGGGATTGCATCCAATGGGGCTCGGAATGTCTGAGATGGTCCAGGGTCTACCCGCAGCGTCAAAGCGATTACTCGATACTCTAAGAGTGAGCGTCATATGAGAACAAGGCCGGTCAGGGTGACAATCATCGAGCGGGTGTCCGCGCGCACGGCTACCGGCTCCACTGTGGTATTAAAGCCTGTAAGAGAACGCTATGCCACTATAAAGCAACTCAGCACACAGGGACGGGCGATATATCAACAATTGAAGTCAGAGGCCACCTATGAGTTCTTATTCAGGGACACACCGGATCCCGCCATTGAGCTGGGCAAGCATCTTATCAGGCATGGCTCGACTGATTACGAGCCTCTTACCCCCATGACTGCAAAGGACGGCTATATCACCGTGCCCGCAAAGGAACTGTAAATGGCAAAGATGGAGTTTGAATTTAAAGACAACACCAAGAACTGTCTAAACGCTATCGGTGAGGACTTACTCAAGAACATGACGGCAGCGGTAGAACTTGTGAAGCTCAACACTTTAGAGATGCTTTCACATCAAGGCATGGGCCGTCAGTATAAAGTCCCCGGCGTTAAGGCTTACGGCAAATGGGATTATGAAAATATGGGTACAAGCAAAAGGCGAGCAGGTTACACTCGCACATACACCGCATCAGCGCCTGGGGAGCCGCCCGCGCAAGTGACAGGTGATCTTAAAAAATCAGTAATGACAAATATCGTTATTGAAAAGGACACCATAATCGGAGAGGTTGGTTCTGGGTTGAGTTATAACAGCAAGGGTGAGGGCGGCGTTGGTGTGGACTATGGCGCAATGCTCGAATACGGAACTATGAAAATGTTGCCCCGACCCTGGTTGCGCCCATCATTCGAACAGTCACAGGCAGAGGTTGAGGATATTTTACAGCAGCCTGTAGGAATGGAGATAGAATGACTACAGATACGCAGAAATCCATATTAACATCTATCTATAACACACTTACTGCCGATGCAACGCTTATAACAGCTTGTGGCGGCACGGTGAGATTGTACCCCGTGTGGGCAACGCCTGACGCTACATTCCCTTATCTGGTTAACCGTATCGACTTATCGGGCTGGTCGGTCTACGGCTCGCCGCTACGCAAAGGCACTTACATTATTGATTTATGGAGCAATTCAACTAACGCTGACGAAATACTCGCCATCCGGACAGAGGTAAAGCGGTTGCTAAATGGTTTGGACTTTTCCACTGCTGAGGTCGATATGGCGAAGTTATGGCTACAGACTGACGGATTTATCCCGGAGTCTGTGCAAAACATCTGGCATTACACGATGCAATTCGATCTCAGAATGAAAGAAGTAAACGGGCAACCAATACTATAGGAGGTATAAAATGACAGCATCAGTATCAGTAATCGGCTTTGGGTCTACGTTCAAGTGGAATACCGTAGCCATTGCCGAGCTAACCAAGATCGGCGGCGTCAAGCTGTCCGTCAAGACCGCCGATATTACCAGCTTCGATTCCGATGACGGATACAAGGAAATCATCCCGACTATTCTCGACGGCGGCTCATTCGACATTGAGGGCTTCCTCACCGTGTCGGACACAACGGGACAGGTGGCAATGTTGACCGACTTCCATGCCAAAACCAAGAGGACATGGATAATCACGTTCACAGCATCCACCGGCACGACATGGACAGGTTCCGGTTATCTGACAGCCTTCGAGACGGGCGACATCAATATCGATGGCGTCCTGACATTCAAGGCCACAATCGAGAACACAGGCAAGCCAGCACTCGCTATCTCAGCTTCAACAGGAGGCACGTTCATCGTCACCGGCAACAACGGCGCTGGCGTAGTAAACCCTGCTTCCGCTGCGGGCGTATACGAATATGTGGCAACACTGACAGGTGGCGCAACGAGCTACACCGTCACGCCAACCATAGCCACATCCACTATCACGCTGTTGGATGCAACGGGTGCGACGCAAACCATCATCACAGCTTTCCCGTCAACATCACTCGCCGCACCTGCGAACGGTATTCACACCATCTACTTGATGGCACAGGAATCCGGCAAGGCAAAACTGACCTACGTTATCCACATCGTAGAGCCTGTATAGCGTCAAGGATTAGCAAGAAACGGCATGAGAGGGCGGCGGCGATAAATTCCCCCGCCCTTATCTTATTAAGGGGGTTTTATGTCCGAACGGACTGAAGAACAGATTATCACTATGGAGCCGCTTAAAGTTTCGATAGGCGGGCAAATCAAGGGTTTGCCGATATTAAGAGCTGGTAAGTCATCTGAATGGAAACGGGAATGGGGCAAGGCCATCTTAGAATATCAAGGTAAGATATCCAAACCCGCAGAACTAAAAGCTCTTGAGTCCAGTAATGAAGATGTTTCTGCGGCTTCCCTTGCCATGATTGAGGAGTTACTAATCGGAGGGCAGGAGAAAGTCTTGGCGCTGGTTTGCTCCTATGCTGACAAGGCGGGTGGAGAGATCACCGGCGCGATGATACTCAAAGAAGCATGGGATACTGAGGTCAAAGTTATATGGGAGCAGATATTCGAGGAGATGTTCAGCCCTTTATCGACGAGCCTCCCGAACGCAATGACTCCAAAGAAAAAGTAACTATCGGAGAGGCTTTTGAAATCCTCATGTGCGAGTGGCACGTCACGCCGGATTTCATCATGGAACATTGGACGGAAGCATTATTTCGGCTAATGGTTCGCAAGCACAACGAACGAGTCAATCCTCAGCCAAAGCAAGAGA